TCCAACATTAGCGGCACGTCAAAGAGTCGTTAAAGGAATAAATGAGAGCTATTTTAACGCTATGGATTATTTAAAGAGAAAGAAGAAAGCCGAGTTTAGTGAAAGACAAGAGTTCGAACATAAAATAACCGATATGGGTACGGTTCTCGATGAAATAGAAAAAGAAAATGCAGAATCTAAACGACCCAAGACTAAAGGATAAAGAGTGGAGAATTAATAATCTCTACAAAATTAAAAACAAGCAAAAACAACTTGTCACTTTTCATCGTAACAAGTCACAACAACATTTTGAAGAAAACAAGCACACACGCAATATAATATTAAAAAGTCGTCAGCTAGGGTTCACAACCTATGAGTCTATTGACTCACTAGACGAGCTTTTATTTAACAGAAACTTTGATGCTCTTTTTATTGCTCAAGGACTAGAGCCTGCCAAGGATATTTTTGATAACAAGATTCGTCTTGCTTTGGATAACGTCAAAATAAAATCTATGTGGTCAGTGGATATGGACAGTGCGAGAAAGCTCAAGATCGGCTTTGGTGATAGTACTTACTCGACAATTTCAGTTGATACATCAGGTCGTTCCGGTACATATTCACGTCTACATATTTCAGAGTTTGGAAAGTTGTGCCAAGAATACCCAGACCGTGCAAGGGAAGTTATCGAGGGTTCTATCCCTGCCGTGCCTACAAATGGGCGTGTGGATATAGAAAGTACTGCTGAGCAGGCACACGGACTGTTTTATGAGATGTTTTGGGTGGCGTGGGACAGAGGAGAGCCACAACATGCTACACAATTCAAGGCTCATTTTTATAATTGGCAATGGGATGATGAAATAGAAACAACAGAGATAATTGATGACCTGCCAAATGCATTTAAATCATATCAAATATTGCACCAGTTAACTGATCAAGAAATATCCTATTACTATTTGAAGTTCATCGCTCTTGGAGAACATGAGCGTAATTGGTCTACAATGAAGAAGGAATATCCAACAACACCTGAGGAGGCTTTCGAGGGTTCAGGTGACAAGTTCTTTGACCATGAAAAGCTAGGATTGCAGAAGATATATCCACCTATCCGGGAAGAGAACAATTGGAGAATATGGAAAGACTATGTGTTTGGCCACAGATACGGCATAGGTTGCGACGTGGCTGAAGGAATCGGCCGTGATAGCTCTACTATCGTGGTGTGGGATTTCTCTACAATAAGGCCTCGTATTGTTGCAGAATATGCAAACAACAACATCGCCGCAGATATGTTCGCACATGAAATTAGAAATATTGCACACAAATATGAAAGCCCGCTTGTCGCAGTTGAAAGAAATAATCATGGTCACTCTACTCTTTCAAAGTTGCGTGAAATATATCCTGATAAATGTATTTATCAATACAAAGATGAAAAATTTGGATGGGAAACAAATCTTGTTACAAAACCAAAGATGATGTTGGATTTGTCAACAGCTGTAAATGAGAATATAATTAAAGTTGTATCAGGTAGAGTAGTCTCAGAAATGCGCAGATATGATAAAGAAGAATTGCGAGAGATAAAGGCAAGAGATGATCAGACAGCTCACTTCGACTTATTAACAGCGGCCGCTATCGGGTTTCAAATGAAGAACGAACAATTGAAACAAGAGAAGACAGTTTCTCAAAGTTCTCCTAGTTGGACACAAACTCGTTGGCAAAAAAATAGAGAGTAATATATAATTTAAAAATATGGAAACCTCAACATCAAACACGATGCCTCAAATCGAAGTCTTAAATGGAAAAATAGAGAGCAGACTTTCTCTGTATCAACCAGAAGAAGAAGTAAAAGAATTAATAGAAGAAGGACACAAGGATTTGATTCATGGAGATATGTTACTCTCAAGACCATTTCGAGAGTTAAATAATTACAGTTTGATTCAACGTGCATCCCTTGATCAGAAAGACTGGCTTGCTTGGAGTCCTGAGCCTTCATCTAATCCTGATGAAGCGTGGATGTTTACAGGAACGTCAAATGTAACGAGAAACAACATCATTTCAATGGCCGCTCACATCGCTCAGAAGGTTATATTCCCCGGATGTGCTGCACAAGACGATGAACAACAAGAAGATAAAGATGCATCATATGTGGCACGTGCTCTATTGGAGTACAACTTTCGAAAGTCTGACTATCAGCAAACATTTTTATACGCAGTGATATCAGGAATGGTTAACCCCGTCACATACTACAAAGCTGACTATTGCGAGGCTTATATGGACATCTTAGAGGGTACAAATAGCAACTATATCAAGAAAAGAGTTATCGATGATGCAATGTCAGGATTTCAACACTATCTATTGCCAACAGAAGAGGTTTTGATTTCTAACCCATATTGTTTTGATATTGAAAAGCAGAAGTGTTTGATTCATAGACGTCGTGTTTCTTATGCAGAAGCAAGAGGATTATATGGTAATCATCCAAACTGGGTGCATGTTAATCCCGGAATAATGCCAGTATATAACGCAGGTGACGCTTTGTTTTATAACGTGCGCGACCCATTGCAAGATAATATGGTTGAGATTTGTACTTATAAATACCGAACTATTGACCTTGAGTATGATGAAGTGAATCGTATTTATATGGGTAATCCAAATACTGAATATAATCCATTTAAACATAGAACCAACAAGAACAAGCCAGCGTATAATATTGCAAAGTTTGGAGCTGAGCCTATCGATGCCAAAAGATTCTGGGCTTATAAATCTATCGCCGCTAAACTTTCAAACGATAAAGAGCTCGTAGACCGTATGAGACAGAACGCTGTTGATGCCTCTACTCTTGCAACGTTCCCTTCGATATTTACAATGGGAGCTGGAAAGATAGACGCCTCTGTTTTAAAGCCTGCAACGGTTACAGACATCGATAAGAACGCTAAAGTTCAACCTGTTACAGTTGCAAACCCAACTGCCGCCTGGAACGCTATGAAGCAAGCTGAGCAAGATATTGATAGCGCATCTAACCCATCGTATTTTACATTGCCACAAGGTAGTGGAGGAAAGAAGACTGCACTTGAGATTCAATTGCTACAACAAAACGCTTTGATAAACCTAACAGTTATTTCTACAATGCTAGGCTCAATGGTAAAAGACATCGGCGAGATTGTTCTTGACGATATTTTACGTTTTCAAACTATTGGTGAGATAGGTGAAATAACAAACGGAGTTCCTGCTCTTTTGTATAAATCCTATAATGTGGCTAAGACTAAAGACGGAAAGAGTATGACTGATAAAATTGTGTTCACTGATTCTTATTCAGGAATGCAAATGACTAAGGATGAAAAGATGATGCATGAGGTTGCGCTCCATGAAAAGCATGGAGATGAACAACACGTCTGGGAAGTTAACCCTAGCAAGTTCGTGAGCCTAAACTTTGAAATAATTGTCGAGCCTGATGAATTATTGGCAAAGGATTCATTATCAGTTGCAAAAATGAAACAAGATATTTATGATAAGTCTTTGCAAAATCCATTGTTCCAACAAGACATGGAAAAAATGGCCATGATAACAAGAGACTTGCTATTCGAGCCAGTCTTTCACGGTGATGCGGCTAAATATATTCCTGATTCTACAAAAAAGGTTTTGAATGGGATTACACCAAATGCGAATGCGATGGGTGGAGCACCCGGAGCAGAAAGTAATCCACAACAAAATCTTGCAATGATGGCAGGAAGAAAAGTTTAGTAGTATAATTTAACAGTTAATATAATAACCAAAAAAAATGTCAAATATAATTTTTACAGATAAGGATAAGCACAACAGAGCTATGCAAATCGTAGACTTTGTTACCGGTAAAAAAACTCCAAAGAATGAGCATGAAGTTTATCTTAAGGAGCGTCACACAGAACTTTTATCAGAGAAGAAGGTAGATCTAAAAAAGCCTGAAGGAGTTTTGCTAGCTGTTTATAAAAATCTTGGTGGTGGAGTTCAAACAGTAGAACAAGCAGAAAAAATCAAGAGAATATTTAAAGGCAAAAAGGCTTTTGCAGCCGAAGAGAAAAAGGATGAGGAAGGTGACGAAGACGAGGAGGATGAGGATGAAGACGACGAATAATATTATTAGTTTAGTTTTATAACCAAAAAAATGTCAATACATTCAAATGACGGTAGACAAATAAAGAAGAAAGCTATCAAAGAGCATTCTTCATCTGCCATAAAAGGCATGAGAAAGTTTGTCAGTGAAGAGGCAAAAGAAAAGGTTGATATGGATAAGAAGTCCAAGTCTGTCAAAAAGAAATCCACAGGTGGAATCAAAAAGACAGGCAAGTTCGAGGGAAAATCAAACAGGTTAGGTGGTGGAGGTAGATTTAAGCAAGTAGAAGCTAAGGCAAGAGCTGCAGGAGCTAAAAACCCTGCCGCAATCGCCGCAATAGCAGGTAGAAAATCACTAGGTAAAGCTAAGTTTCAAAGACTAGCAACAGCTGGTAAAAAAAGAAATGCAAAAGCATAAGACAACAAAATGGACTTATAAGGATGACAAGAAGCTCAAGGGGGCATTTGGTCAAACTGATTTCAAAAAGAAAGTGATCAGCGTGAATAAAAAAGTTCACAAGCAAGCTAAAAAGCTAAACAAATCACAATCTAGAAAGAAATATGGAATGGCTAAAAGTGAAACCACCTTGCTGAATACTCTAGTTCATGAGACACGGCATAAAAACCATCCAAAAGAATTAGAGAAGACAGTGAGAAAGAAATCCAAGGAAGTCGTTAAGAAGTTAGGCAAGAAAGCAAAGTCAAAACTGTACTCAAAGGTCGCAAGGAAAATGATTAAAAATAAATCAATTAAAAAATAATATGAGCAAACATTCAAACGAAGCAAGAAAAGGTGGTCCATCAGCTCCCGAAAGGAAGAAGATTGAGGGACACAACGCAACATATCTTTCTGCAGTTCAAAAGAACTCAAAGGATAAGTCTAGTACCAAACCTGCAGGAAAACCTAAGGTTGGAAAGGTCATGGGCGAGGGTTCTGCACCTAAGGATTCAGGAGAAATGGCCGTTGCAGACGGATTTCACGGTCATTACAAGCCTAATAGAGGCTAATGAAACGTTTAAGGCTATTTGTAATCAATTATCTGACACGACACTTGGTTCGAGCAATAACAGAGGAGGATATCCTCATGATTTCAGGGAAAGATTGGCTGTATAAAAACAGAAAACTATCCCAGAATGAAATGATAGAGCTCAAACAAGAAGCTAAAAGTTTTAACTCATCACTTTTATATAAATTGATGTATAATGATTTAAGATTCCAAGCGATTAAACAAATGTCAGATGATGCACAGACAGTAGATGATATAATTTTTGGAAAGGCAATGCTTTATAACCTCGCCCAACAAAAAAAGTTCATTAGAAATATTATTCAACAATAGACTTGTAGGCTTGTCGGGTGTTCCACTCCGTGGGAGCACCTACACAAGCCCTCAAGGCTCGCCTAGCCCTGCGTCAAGGGAATAATGTCGCAAGACCGTCTAGCCATGCGTTAATGGAATAAACATGACAACAGAGGATAAAAACAATGAGGTAATAGCCGACTCAACTTTACCAGAGGATAAGAATCCGGTAGTCGAAACACTAGATTCTGAGGATGCGGACTTTGACAAAGAATTAGAGGCACTTGAGAATGGAAGCAACAACAATCCTGCTCCTGCACCAAAATCGACAAAATCGGATTTGGAAAAGGCAATAATGACAGGAAAAAGTATTGCTAAAAGAATCAAGTCGCTAGGCGGTGATCCAACAGAGTTAATCTCTGATGTAGAAATTGAACATGCACCTGCTCCTGCTGAAAGGCACGACATGGATACAAGTCAATTCGTTACTAAATTGGACTTCGCACGACAAGAAGCTACTAAACTCTCAAAATCACCTAGTGAATTAAAACTCATTATGTGGTGGGTGGAGAATAAAGGAATGTCTGTCGCTGATGCCCATTTCATGGCAAATAAAGGGAAGATTCAACGAGCTATCGGTGAGGTCACAAGAACCAACACTACCGTTCCTGCTAATCCAGGCGGAGGTGCTGGCCAAAGACCTGCTGATACTAATAACAATGCCCCTGCATTGCCTGATGCTGATCTTCGTAGAGTACAGCAATCTGGTATGATTTATGATCCTACTAAGAAAGCTTATGTTGGCAAGAAAATGCAACTGCGCTATGACGAAAAAGCAAAAGACTGGGTTAACGAAAAAATCTAATTCTAATCTAAGCCGTTCCTGATTAAAAACTAATCGGGCATTGGGTGGGTGATTCGGTAATTGACTGCCGACACGTAATCCATTGTCAAACATAATGGCTGCAAATGATATTAAAGTTCTGAAGTCCAGATATGGAACAGAACAATTCAGAACAGAGGCCAACGTTCTATTGGGAATGGCCCCTGGTGACGCTATGATGGTTGGTGGAACTGGAACTAACTATGCAACAATAGTTCTTGACGGTACTCCAGCTAGAGGTACAAACGTATGGATTGGTGTTTCTGAAAGTGCTGCTTCAAACACAGCTTCAGTGGATGGTGTTATCAACGTTCAACTAGTTGGACCTGGAACAATTATCCAAGGTAAAGCAAAGGTAGCAACAAACATGAACACAGATGCAAAATTACTAGCTATCTTAAATGATACAGTTATCTTTGCTCGTTCTGCGGCAACTGCTGCAGGAGTCCTTACTATTAATGAAACTGGTACAGCTGGAAAGAGCTCTACAAACCCTCTTGTTATTATTTCAGGAGATATTGTAAAGGGAACTCTAAGATGTGCGGTTCAAACAGGATTCTTCGCAAGCAACATCTAGTCTTAACAGGCTTGATGTTTATTATTCGTTTTAATTTTAAAAAATATGATTATCAATGACGCAGGTGCAGGAACAGGAGCATTGCAAACAGGTATTGCAATAAAATCCGGTCTTGATGAAGTATTCTTCGGAATGTATGAAAGAGAGCAACAGCCTGGCCAAGTGCTAGCTACTGACGCTCTTTTCTTCAGACAAAAGACAACTGAATGGGGTGCTATTCAGAACGCTGAGTCTGCAGGCCCTGGAGACTTTACTGAGACTGTTGATGACGAAGAAGTGCCAGAGGGTAATATTCGTATCGGAAACAAGCAAACTTTGGATGTTAAGGATTATAACCGTGACATTCCATTCCCTCAATCTTTCCTAGAAGACTCTGAGAAGTATGCTATTAAGCAAGACGCAGTTGGAAAGCTAGGAATCCGTGCGCAAACATCTCGTGATAAGTTCGCATTCCAACGTTCATATGGAAATCCATTTGACGCAACGCTGAACCCAACACCAGACGGTGCAGCTCTTTCTTCAGCTTCTCACTTAACTCTTAACGGAGATACAGTGAACAACTTGGAGACTGGAGTTATGTCACCAGACAACCTTAAGATTCTTGTGAGAGACCTTAAGTTGCAAAAAGCCCAAGACGGTGATCTAGGAGGTCACTTGTTCTCAGGTCTAATCGTTGGTCTTTCTTTGTTTGAAACAGCAAAGGAAATCACTGATTCAGAATTGAAAGCTGGAGGAGCATTAAACAACTTGAACTGGGTTTCAAACCTATATCCTGGTGTTTACCTAGGAACTTCAGAGTTCCTACACTCAACATACAATAGTCTTAACGCCAACGTTGATACTACTTACGGTTGTGTGTCTAGAAACCACTACATTACTCGTGCCGTTCGTGTTGCAATAAACACAGAATGGGTAGACCCAATATACGACAGAAAGAGACGTGCTTTTTATAGAGCTCGTTTCCGTGAAAGAGTATATCCAGGTACATGGGAAGGTGTGGTTATGAGTAACGGAACGGTTTAAGTTTACCAACTAATCATCAACTATAATGAGTAAAAACATTAAAATAACATTAGCGGCGATTGTGGCCTTGGTCATAATCTTCGCTGTGATCTTGGTTGGTGGTAATCATAAATCACTAGGTGCATCGATGACAACATTCTTGCCTTCTCTAGGACTTCAAACTCTTACAGTAGGCTCAGGATGTGATAATCAATATACTTCTTGTACAGGAACAGTAGTATCATCAACTGGGATTAACTCACCTGGACTAGTATATGCAGGACAGGGATTAGTGGAGGGAGGTGTAGTATCACTTTCAACAACTACGACATCGTACACGTTGACTCAAGCTGATATTCTTACTTCTTCTTTATTCACCTATACTACTGCATCGGGTAATGCCACGATCACATTGCCAGCTTCGACTACACTAACATCATTCGTAACAAACTCAGGAGATCAATCAATTGAGGTTGTATACAATGGTAGTGCTACATCGACATTAACAATTGCGGGTGGAACAGGTACTACAGTACAAAATGCTTCGTCTACTCTTGTTTTGCCAGCTGGTAAATCAGCTCAGATTCGCTTTGTGAGATTGCCAAGCACAAGTCTTAACGCTTTGTTTGTACCATTCTTGTAATTATGTCTCTATTCTGTGGCCTAATAAGGCCATAGGATTAGGGATGTAATATTAACAAATTAATTAACTTAAAATCATGAATAAATCTTTTAAATTTTTATTAGTAGCAGTTATCGCAATAGTTACCGTGCTTTCAGTAGCAAAGGTCACTCTTGCAAATCCTTCTTTCCTAGGTATTCAAACAAGTACAGCACCAGCTACTTCAACAGTTTCTCAAATAGTCCCCGGCTCAGCCACAACAACATTAGTATTTGATTCATACTCAAGTGGACAGCAATATATTGCCGACACAGTGTCATTTCTTATTCAAACAACAGCTTCATCATCTGCAGCGGTAACAGACATAAGATTCCAGTTTTCACAAGACAATGTCGATTGGTATGACTATAATCCATTTCTAGTAACAGCCACAACAACTCAACAGATTCAAAACCCATTCACGTACGAAGTTAGAGCATTAGGAACAACCAGAGATAATGACCTTCTGACAATTCCTATGCCAACAAGATATGCTAGAGCTGTAATCACAGCAACAGGAACAAGTAGTGCAGTTTGGGCATCGTTCATAGCCAAGAAACAAGTCGGTAATAATCAATAAACAAAATGACATATACAATTAAGCAAGCAAATGATGACGTTTCAGGTATTCTTCATGGCAAGAGTATCAATAAGATAACTAATCCTTTTTCTGCGGCAAGACGCGCAGCAAACAATTTGCTTGCGACAATTGACCCAGATGAAACTAGACAAATTGGGCAATTAACTCTGTATGATATGGTTGTTGATTATCCTGCATTCTCTGACTTAAAAGAAAAAAGAATAGTTGACATCAGACCTCAATTTACAACTACAAAGGACAGGGCTACATCTGATAACTTAAGCAATAGAATGTCGAAAGATTTTGATTTAAAACGTCGCTGGGGTTCATGGTTCACAGTCATGGATAATAATGGGCTTAAGTATTTCAGAATTAAAGCGAATCTAACTCCCTCAGCTTTGGTTCTTGATTCTCTAGATCAGGTTGGCAAATGGACAGCTGACGGGGTTGGTGCTAATAATCTAGGGCTAGACAATATTATTTATGATCAAGGAGCTTTACAATTTGATATGGTGGCAGGACAATCAGTTGGATATATTCATAATACGCAAATTGTGCCACAAGATTTCACAACGTCAGTAAATAAGTCATCAGGTTTTCTAGAGTTATACATTCCTAATGCTTCTGCCCTCTCTGCTATCGTATCCGTGAACTTAAGGTGGGGGAACGATGATACAGTCAACTATTACGAACAAACCGTCACAGTAGCCCAACTGGGGGCTCTCAGGGTAGGTAAAAACACTCTAAACTTCGCTTGGAATGGGGCTACAAAGCATGGAACTGTTGACCCATCCAAAATTGACTCTGTAAGGATAACTATCAACACGAACGGTTCTGCAATCTCAGCATTAATCGTTTCAAATCTATTCTTTTCAGTAGCAAGGATTTGGGATACAGAATACTATTCAAAGTTTTTGTTTAAAGATTCAGTTACAAGTACATGGAAAGATACTCCAACATCCGAGAATGATATTATAAACCTCGATACTGCTTCATATAACCTATGGCTTTACGAATATGCCCTTGCTTGTCTGCAACAAATTCAAGGAAAAGATGCTCAGAATGACCGTTCATATTTTCAGGATTTACTTCATGGAAATGCAGGTAAAGAAATGATTGGATTATATGAACAATATGAAAAGAATAATCCTAGCCAAAAAGAAAAAGTAACACAAAGCTATTATTCAAACTTTGGATTCAGGGGTTCAGACGGAGGTCGTTTCAGACGCTGGTAATTAATTAAAAAAACAAAATGGCACAATCACTACCAAAACCAAGTCAACCAATAGTGTCACAATTCATAAGTTACGCTACAAAGCCAGACCCTAGTAATACTGACGTTAGATTTCTAGTCGCAAAAAGTCAAAATGTGATTATCAATGACTCAGAAAAGGTTGGCAATCGACAAGGTTTTACACTTCAAAGCATTGCTGGAACAACAGGTAATCCAGTTCTAGGAAGTTTTGAATGGTCAGATTCTTCAGGTGATAATTGGCCATTACGCGCACATGATGCAGTGCTAGAGTTCTTCATAAATGGAAATTGGGAAACACTCATGGATTCACTAACGTCAGTGAGTCTTATTTTTGATGCATACTGGGATGACACAGAAAAAATAGACAGATTAATTTGGTGTGACGGTTCTGTAAATGATTATGATTGGTCTGGTGCAACAGCCAAACTATCATCAATCACAGCGACAACAGTTACTCTTCAAGGTACAAATACATTCGGCCAACAAAGATTTTTAACCACAGCATCACCTCGTGCAATTAGAATAAAAGATGACAATGGTGTGTGGCGAAGAACAGTTTATACTGATGGTGAATCTACCACTACACTTACTGGATTATCTGATTTGACGGCTTTTCCATTTAGTGGTGGCAATTTAATTGTGCAAGAAGTAATCACTAGAACAAACGTTATCTCAGCAACATATTTGATAGATTTTTTGCAGGTTATTGATAACCAACTATGGGTAGGTTCAAGAACGAATAATGCCATGTATTTTTCAAAGAATACTAGTGTTACTGATTTTTCATTTTCATCTCCACGTGTTCCTGGCGAGGGTGGCAAGTTAACTCTAGACGGTCCAGGAAGAGGAATCGGAGTACTCAAGGGTGACGTCATACTATTTGCAGGAACGGATTTTGTCTATAAAAGCGTATTCAATCAATTACAGGTGGGCTCAACTCTTGCTGAAACTATTAAGGTGGTGATGATTAAAACAACATCTCGTCAAAGTGCGATACATCACAACTTGATTTGCAACATCGGAAACGGTCTTGTTTGGATTGGAGCTGACAACGTGATGTATGAGTTGATTGATGCAACTCTAGCGTATAACCCAGACTTGAGAATGGTATCAGATCCAATTAAGCCAGACTTCATTGCCACAGACTTTACAGGTGGTCACATGATGTTTGATAAGACTAGAATATATATCTCCGCTCCAAAAAGCTCATTGGATTATATCTATGAGTTTCGTCTAAATGATAAGGCGCAACGTGAATGGTTCTGGCAACCACCTCAGACATTCCCAGTACAGCGCTGGGCTATTATCAGTGGAGTAATTCATGGCCACTCATCAGCCACAAACGAGACGTACAAGCTGTTTGACGGCTATAACGATAATGGTAAAGCAATTCACTCTGTCGCTCTCCTAGCGCGCTGGAATGGAGGAATAAGGGATATGTTAAAGGGGTGTGATGAGATGTTTAATGAAGGCCAAATTTCTGCAAACACAACATTGATGGTTTCGTATGCTTTCGACAAAGACGGAGGAGAAAACGAGACTTTTGTAAAACAAATAAAGGGAACTAATGAAGACATACTTTATACTTCATCTCAAGACCCTACACTTGGAAATATTCCCGATGGAGATATTTCTTTAAGTGGAGATGTGGTTGCAACAAATACAATTCCACGTTTTAGAATAATCCATGAAGTTAATGTTGAGGAGTTTTTTGATTATGGAACATTGTTTGAAACTAATGACATTGACTATCAGTGGCAGATACTTGCGACAGGTTCAAATAGTAGAGTGACAGAAAATAAAGTGACAGCAATTAAAAATTGATTATAATATAAATATATGAACACAATCTTTCACAAAATCGCAACAGTAATAATCGGAGGACTGATGACAGTGTCCTCTTTGTTTGGATTCAATCAACAGCCAGTACAGACTCAAAGTCTTGGTGCTCCTGCACCACAATTTACTGCGGCAAAGCCAACCTATCTTTACGGAGGTGGAATATCATCATCTGATACATCGATTAAACTGACAGCTCTTGTCACTCCAAATGGAACACCGATTACAACTGCGCAACTTGTTGGCTCTGCATTAAATGTTTTCTACGCAACCATCGAGCCTTCAACAACCAAAAAAGAAACTGTATCATGTACTGGTGTCACTCAAAATGGAGACGGTAGTGCAGTGATAACAGGATGTACTCGTGGGCTACAATTTACATATCCCTATACTGCATCGTCAACTCTTGCAATCGGACACTCGGGAGGTTCATCGGTTGTGCTTTCAAACTCTCCTCAGGTTTATAACGATATAATTTCGTATATTAATAATGCTACTTCAAGCGGTGCTGTAGATGCGTCTATTACAGCAAAAGGACTTGTTGCAGTCGCAACAGGAAATCAAGCAGGTTCAAATGCTCAAGTTGGAACAGGAAATACATCGGCATATCTTGCTTTGACATCCTCAATAGCATCTTCAACCCGTGTCGGTAGTAGTTCTGTTGTCGTGGTCACTTCGTCTTCAACAGGGTATATTGACTCCAGTTTTTTAAATGCGGCATCGCTTAATCTTTCGACGACAACAGTTTATACAACCGTTGGAACAACAACGTGGACAAAGCCATCTGGGGCAAAATATATTGTTGTTACAGCTATCGGTGGTGGTGGTAATGGTGGAGTAGGAGGTACTGGAACAAATGGTTCAACTAACTATTCAGGTTCAGGTGGAGGAGGTGGAGGTTCAGGAGCATTAAACTCTCAAGTTATATCTGCTAATTTGTTAAACGGATCTTCAACAATTACTGTGGGAGGAGTAAGTGCGAGTTCCTCTTTTGGGGTATATTTGATTGCCGGAGGTGGAGGAACTGGTGTAAATGGTGCAACTCATGGTGCAACAACAGCTGGAGGAATTGCAGGAATAAATGGTGGAACATTAACCACAGGAGCTATTGCAGGTAGTGCAGGAGGTACAGGGGGATCAATTAC